CTCTAAAATCTTGAAGCGGTCATCAGAGGTGGCACTGAAGCCCATGTTCTCTGCAATCTTTTTCTCCACCTCATCAAGGTTGCCTTTGGTCGGCTCACCGAGGTCAACGTCCCGATAGAACCCACTGGCTTGCAGCTTGATGACCTCGTTCTTGGACTTCCGCATCACATGGGTGACGCGCTCGGCAGTGTCGAGGTTAGACGCGCCGTAGGGCACAATGAGGTCTTCAGCGGGGACATAGAGGGAAATCTGCCGCTCGATTGCGGGGTCGTAATAGACTTTCTTGAACGCATTACCGCTCAAGCCTAGACCCCATAACATCCGCTCATGCTCGGGGCGGTACTCGGTCATCACCTCTGTCAACTGGAAGTTCATGTCCGCCGCGACGTTGATGGACGCTTGCTTCTTCTCAGGAGTTTCCTTCCCAATGATGGTCGTCTTCACCGGCCCACTCGGCGGGAAAGTCTCCATGATGGTCTCGGCTTGGAACTTAACCAGCGCCTCCGACAGCAGGGGGTGGAACACGCCGCACGCGCCATTCCACGGCTCAGTCCTCTGCTCAATTTTTAATCCTAACAACTCTAGGCCGTCGATGTAGGTCTGCAACCAGTCTTTGCGCGACGCGGTGTCGCCGTCAAAAGAGTCCAAAAGATCCCCTGCAATGGTGGAGAGGGTCTTGTCGTCAAAATCTTCCGCAAGGTTCTTATAGAACTCTTCGACCTCAGGGTCTTCCTCGTCAATGACAGGCTCCCCAAGAAGCTCCGCAAGGGCAAACTCGGCACCGGAGGGAGCGGTGGTGTCTTCTCCGGGCAGGGTGGAACCGTCGTCTACGATCTCAATCTGAATCTCTTCGTCGCCCATGTGGGGTTCCTTTTAGTAGTACGGCTTCTTGTTTGGGTTGCGGTAGCGGAGGGGGATGTCCTCATCTGGCTCGTCCAACGTCGTGCGAATATATCCACCCTGACGAAACCGCATCATCGCCATCGACACCGAGTCAACGTAGTCGTCATGGTCGCCCGCAGGGAATGACGCCACCTCTTCGATCACTTCCTCTGCCCACCGCGTCTCCGGCACCCATACTCTACCAGATGCAAATATATCGGATACCGCATTTAACCGTGAAATTTTATCGTTCCCCTTAGTCGGCGTGAACTCCTGCACGGGGATGCCCATCGACCGAAGCTCGTAAATAAGTGGGGCACCTGACGCTTTTTTCTCAATAATAACCCCATCAGGTTCCCAAGATTTATACTGGTCTACCACCACCCGCTTTAACTCCGGGAACTCCATCCGGTCTCGGAACGCATTTAGAAGAATAATATTAGCCTGCGGTTTTCCTCGGTCAGCTTTATTAACCTCCCAATTACTTCCGTCATCATCTAAATAAAACACGCCCCAAGTGGTGCACGCACTATAGTCAGCACGGTTATTCTTTTCAAACGCTGTATCCCACGACATAAGGACAAATTCACACTGCGGAGGGTCTTCGTCCTCCCATACTTTCCACCACTCCCTCTTAATAATCGCGCTGGCTTCAGACGTTGGGTCTTGCATGTACTGTGCCATCCACTTGGAGTGGGGCAACTCGTTCCGCAGCACTTCCAACTCTTCCAGCGGCCAGAACTCGGGCCACAGGGGGTTACCGCTGGGCATAATGGCGGGGAAGTCGATCACTTCCCACTCTTCCCCCTCGCGCATCGCCGCCGCTTTCAGCACTTGAGCGGTCAAATCCCGCTTAGACCAGCGGGTCATTACGATGACGATGGCACCTCCCGGTTGGAGTCGCTGCCGTGGGCCTGATGTGTACCACTCATATGTCTTGTCATACACCTCGGGGTTGGTTTCAGCAATGGTGGCTTCCTGTTCCGAGTGCGGATCGTCAATGATTAAGAGATCGGCACCCTTCCCAGTGACTGCACCGCCGACACCGATAGCGAAATAGTCGCCACCCTTGCTGGTATTCCATCTTCCCGCCGCTTTTGAGTCCACTTGCAGCACTGTTTCGGGGAAAATGGTGCGGTAACCCTCCTCATCCACCAAATTTCGGACTTTTCGACCAAAATTTACCGCCAATTCGGCGGTATGGGAGGTCTGAATGACCTTTTTCTCAGGGAATTTACCCAAAAACCATGCCGGAAGGAGATATGAAGCGAACTCGCTTTTTGTGTGGCGAGGTGGCATGTTGATGATCAGGCGTTTTACTTCTCCTCGGGCTACTTTCTCAAACGCACGGGCCATAATCTTGTGATGCCGCCCGGAAATGAACCCCGGCCACATGCGCTGCACGAAAGTAAGGAAGTCGTCTTGGCACTTCTCCCTACTCTTCACTTCTTCAAAGCGTTGGAGGTCGTGAAGCAAACTCCGTTGCTCCGACTCGGACAAAGTAGGTAGAAGTTGCAAAAGATTCGCAAGCGTCTCCTCGTCTAAATCAAAATTTAAACTCATTCTTCGCCCTCTTCACTGCTGTCATCCGCTACTTCTTCATACTCCGCATCCTCAATCACTTCTTCCTTAGCCTCTTCTTTCTTGCTCATCTCCATCAGGCGGCTAATCCGCTCCTTAATTGAACTCTCAAGCGCAGCCGAGGTGGTATGCGTGACTTTTATTTCGCTCTTCTCCACAAAAAGACCGATGTCGGAGATTTTCCCAAGCAACTCCAATGCCCGCAGTTCCTCTTTAGAGACGCCGCAGTTGGAAATTTGGATGAGTTTATTGGTGATGTAACGCCGCAGTTGATCGGTATCCTTAACAACTTGAACATCAAGCTCCTCTAACACCCGCTTGATGTGCGTTATCGCTAAAGATGCCCCTGTTTTTTCACTTGAACGGGTTTTGCGCGTTTTGTTCTTTTGATCTTCAAGCGCCGCCAACTCCTTCATCACCTGTAGCTCTTGCCGTTTTTTTGGCAGGAGGTCGTCCACGGAAACTTTTTCCGGTTTTGTCTGCACTTTTGCGCGGGCGCTTGCGCTTGGTTTTGGGTTTGACTTTGCGCTTTGGTTTGTTTGTGGGTTTGTAAAGCTCGGCATTAGCAAGTATTTCCAGTTTTATCAATGATTCATAAAGATTTGTTTTGATAAACGCAATAAGCATTGGCGCATCGGGAGGGGGCAGGCCCGAGGGTATTTTGGATACATTGTTCGATATATTCACTATTGTTTCAAACGATGATAGGAGCACTGAGGTAGTAACCCTGAGCGCATATCGATCTGCCCAAGTCTTCGGTTTACTTACAAACTTGCTCCCGACATTCTCAAGCCGCACATAAGGCTTCCCAAGCTTCAAATATCGCTTGCGATCATACGCTCGATGCCACTCCTTACTCTCCGGCGTCTGCCGCCTTAATTCAATTTGTTTCTTAGCCCGCTCCTTTGCAGCAGCTTTCTGTTCTTCTGTGTGACGAGGTCTAGCCATTTTTTTGGTTTCGGAGTTGAGTTTGGGGTTTGGCCGCTTTTTAGATTTACCACACCTCCCTAGCGCCATAAAACTCAAAATCCCAAAATTTCAAAAAATACCCCTCCGGGGGTACGAAATAGAAAAAGGTACGGGGGGGTTTGCAGGATTGAGGGATTGAAAAATAGAGATTTGAAAAACGTAGATTTGGTTGAGCGGATTGGTATGTAGCAGGGGCGCGGGACTCCTAACGTAGTTTCGGGGGGTGGGGGTCGCCCTGCGCCTTGTTGCTAGCGCCTATTGCCTTTCTCTGTGACAAGCGTAGAGTTTCAATCGTCCTAGTGACACACGCTCTTCTTACAATTTAATCGAGGGATTACTTATGAAGCCTTACGCTTTGTCTGGCCGCATTTACTGGCTTGTCGATGGTGTAGCGCGCTCGCGCTTAGTGGACGAGACTTGGACGATATCGGACGTAACTGGAGAGGTCGAACGTCTCTCTAAGCTGTTCAAGACAGTCTGGGCAGACTGCGTGTATAGCGCAGTAGAGGGCCGCGAGGTCAAAGACGGTAGCTGGTAATCAACAACGCTACCCGGCCACGTGGCCGGGTAGCACAAGGGAGAAAGATGATGTTACGACCAATCATAAATATCGACCGCGTTGAAAACGCCGCACGATGCGCAAGCAATCAGGCTAGAGACGATGTTGATCGCTGGCACCTTATCCGCAACGGCGCATTCCGCGCAATGTTGCGGCAACGGGTAGACCGCAGGGAAGCTTTCGTAGTCGCATGCGACTACGCGGATGCTACCTGTATGTTCGCAGGATGGCCGGAAACGTGGGAGAACGCCCGCGAGATTCTCGGCTGGTATCGATTCTAAACAGCAACGCTACCCGGCCACGTGGCCGGGTAGCACAAGGGAGAAAGGTAATGATGGACTACTTGAAGGTTACGGGAATTGTTCTCGTATGTTCTGCGGGCGATAGCCTTGCAGATATTATCTGTAAGTTTCTGTTTAATTGAGGGTGTTATGAAAACATATTTAGACTTTACCGGGGTTCTCGGACTAGTAGTGTCCGCCATCATGATGACCGTAGGCATAGACGTTGCCGAACCGGGATTCATAGTGGTCGGAGGGATGGTGCTAGTGATGGTGGTTCTAGTGGCCTTCATCAAGAGCCGATTACCGCGATAACAGCAGCGCACTTGAGGGAGGCTCCGGC